AAATAACGTATATGTAAACTACAACTTACAAGCTGGTTCTTCATTAAGAGCACCAATTATTTATGATTCAAATAATACTGGTTATTATTTTGATGGTGCATCTGCACACTCTACGAGATTCGAAGGTGTGAGTAATAGAACAATGGCTTACATAGGTCAGCCGGGTCATACAAGAAACTCTGGTGAATATTATAGAGCTAGACCTCGTCAAACTAGTGATACTAACTATTGGACTGGTGCAATGGGATGGGGTAGACAAGATATGAACGTTGTTTCAACTTGGGGTTCTGGTTTTATTGATTCTTGGAGTAATCCAGCTAACCAACCATCGGGTACATCTCACTGGGTTGGGATGCAAGCATTCCACTATCGTAGTTCGAACACTGGTGGTTACGGATGGCAGATGGTTGGTGGACCTATTTCTAACTTGAGATTCAGAAGTTCTTGGAGTGGATGGAGAAGTTGGAGAACTATTCCTGTTCTTGATGAGAACAATGGTAATGGTGGTTCAATGTACGCTGGTAGATATTACGATTCAAATAGTACTGGATATTATGTAGACCCTGCATCATCATCTCAATTTAGTTCTCTATATGCAAACAATTGGTTTAGAGCACAAAGTTCTACTGGTTTCTACTTCCAAGATAGAGGATGTGGTATGAGATCTGTAAGAGATGAAGGTGGACAGTATGGTACTGTTGCAACTTATGGTTCGGATGTAGGTGGATACGAAGGATGGTCTATCGGTGGTAGAGTAGTGTTTATGCACGATATGAGTTCTGCTAATGGTATTTACAATGATGTGAATAACGAATGGCATATGCTTAACTATCTAAATGATAGAGTAAGATTATACTATAATGGTGGTGAAAAAATAAGAACTGAATCATATGGTGCATATATTATTGGTTCACTAAGAGCATCAAGTGATATAATCGCTTACTATTCTGATATGAGATTGAAGGATAAGGAAGGTGATATTGAAAACGCTCTTGATAAGATTGGTAAACTAAATGGTTTCTATTATAGAAACAATAAAGAAGCCAATATGATTGGGTATGAGGGAACTGAACTACAAATAGGTTTATCAGCTCAGGATGTTAAATCAGTATTACCTGAAATCGTACATCCAGCACCTCTTGCACAATCATTAGGGTATGATTATATGACAATTCAATATGATAGAGTTGTACCACTTCTTGTAAATGCAGTTAATGAACAAAAAGAAATAGTTGATTCTCAAAAAGAAGAAATCGAATATTTAAAATCAGAACTTTTAGAAATGAAAGAGATGATGAAAGAATTATTAAACAAATAATAAAATGGCAATAGAAAAAGAAATAGTTTTAAACAAATTAGAAATTAATGTCAATACACCACATATTGAGGTTGTTAAAAGAGTTTCATTTGTAGAAGCAGGTGAAGAAATTAGTAGAACTCATACCGATTTCTTATACACATTCGAAAATGAAGAACATCTTTTTGCAAGTGAATCGGTTTTTATTCAAGGTATATGGAACGATGTATCATCTAGTTGGATAGAAACAACAGGTAGTATCGAATAATATTTGTGTTTAACTAAATTTGGTTATATTTATAGGTGTTAGTTTTCCGTTTGGAGAACAACCTATATACTTATATATACAAAAGACAATAAAAATGGCAGTAACTTATTCTTGGGGAATAACCCAAATGACTAAAAAAACAGTAGGTGAGCATGAAAATGTTGTACTACATGCACGTTGGGAACTTATAGGGACTGAAGGTACTACTGGTACTGAGGGTAGATTTATAGGGGCAACACCAATAGACTTTGATTCTGGTTCAGTTGATGAATTTGTAGCTTTCGGAGAACTAACTGAAGAGTTAGTAATCGGTTGGGTATCATCATCAGTAACACATCCAACAAATGGATATTGGCACCATATCTCAGAACAAATTCAAAAAGGTATCGATGAAGTAGATGATGCGGTTGAAGAAGTTCAAGAAGATGGTTTACCTTGGTCAACAGGTTCAGTAACACCAACACCAGTAGATGGTGGTGGCGAATAATTAATGGTTTCAACGTTTTAGTTATATTTATATTTGTAATAACTAAATTGTTTATTTAATAAACGGAGATAATATGGCAGAAAGAATTGTATCACCTGGAGTATTTACGAGAGAAAATGACCTTTCGTTCTTAGCACAAGGGGTTGGAGAAATAGGAGCAGCGTTCATTGGACCTTTCAAACAAGGTACGGCGTTTGTTCCGACAGTAGTTCGAACTCAAAGTGAGTTTGAAGATAAATTTGGTACACCTGATGGTACTTACTATACAGAGTATGCAGTGCAGAACTATTTAAGGGAAGCAGGAAGTGCAACTATTGTTAGAGTAGCAGGTGTAGATGGTTATAGTCAAGTAGCACCTATTGGTATTGCAGTAACTGGTTCAGCTGGATTAAAATTAATTTCAACACTTCACTCAACACATAATGGTGATGAAGAAGTTGGATTTGGTGGATTTAGTGTAGCTGATGGAAGTGCAACAGGTTCATTTGTTGTTAGTGGTAGTGGAATTGGAGAAATATCTTCTTCTTTAGACTCAACTGATAATAACGATGTAACTGATGTATTCGGTTCTAATCCAAGAGGTTCGAAAGATGCATATACATATTCTTACTTTAAGAACGCATATGATGGAATAACTTCTAAAAATGAAGTTCAAGCAGTTGTATTACCAACTCAAAACTTTTCTTATGATGCTAGTACAGCAGTAACACCATATGTAAAATCACAATTAATCTCCGGTGAAAGATATGACCTATTTAAGTTCTATACTTTAGGACATGGTAATGGTGAAAATAAAAGATTTAAGATTTCCATATCTGGTGTTAAGGCAGCAGGTGAAGATGGAGGAACTGATTACTCAGTATTTAGTGTAACTGTTCGTTCTTATAATGATACTGATAAGAGAAAAGTAGTATTGGAATCTTTCAATAATGTAAACTTAGATCCAGGCTCAGCAAATTATATTGCTAGAGTAATTGGTGATAGATGGAGTACTATTGATTCAAATGGTAAGATTACCGAAAATGGTGATTGGATAAACAACTCTAAGTATATTAGAGTAAAAGTAGGAGAGCAAGGTTCATATCCTGTATCTGCTGCACCATTCGGACATGGAGCTTATTCTAACCCAATTAAAGCAACTGTTGAAACTATTGTTCCTTCAGTTGTATTACAAACTGGTTCGATAGCTAACACAACTGGTAACCCACAATATTATGCTGGATTTGATTTTGAATCAATCGGTATAAAAGATGATAACGCTAACTATATGAAACCTCTACCTGAAAGTGTAGGAGTTGGTTCAAACGTAGTATTTGGATTTGATGGAAATGTAAGTGGAGTTGGTTTAACATTAGAAATGACTGGTTCGGCAACTGAGGATATGATTAAGAGACAATTCTCTTTAGGTTTCCAAGGTGGATTTGATGGAATGAGCCCGAATAGAGAAATCGCTTTAGGTTCTTCAATTTCAACTGGAAATTCGCAAGGATTTGATTTAACTGATTCAACTAAGTTTGGTTCTAAAGCATACGCTAAAGCTGTGAACGCAGTTTCAAACGCTGATGAGTATGATATTAATATGGTAGTAACGCCGGGTATTGTAAGAAGATTACACCCAGCAGTTACAACTGATGTATTAGATATGGTAGAAGCTAGACAAGATTGTTTCTATATTTCTGATTTAACTGGAGTAAACGATACAATATCGCAAGTAACTACTCAGGCTAACGCAATTGATTCAAACTATATAGGTTCTTATTACCCTTGGGTTAAGACTGTAGATTCAAATACAAACAAACTAATCTCAGTTCCACCTTCAGTATTACTACCCGCAGTATATGCAGCAAATGACGCTATTGCAGCTGAATGGTTCGCACCTGCTGGTTTGAATAGAGGAGGTATTATAGGAGCAGTTAGTGTACTAAATAGATTAACACACTCTGAAAGAGATACTTTATATGAAAACAAAGTAAATCCAATCGCTTCTTTCCCTGGACAAGGTATTGTAGCATTCGGACAGAAAACGTTGCAAGATAAAGCATCAGCACTTGATAGAATTAATGTTAGAAGATTATTAATCAACGTTAAGAAGTTTGTAGCATCTACATCTAGATTCTTAGTATTTGAACAAAATACGGCTCAGACAAGAGGTAGATTCATTAATACTGTACAACCTTATTTAGAAGGAATACAACAAAGACAAGGATTGTACGCATTTAAAGTAGTTATGGATGAATCTAACAACGGACCTGATGTGGTTGATAGAAACATACTTGCTGGACAGATATTCTTACAACCGGCTAAGACAGCTGAATTCATTGTAATTGATTTCAACATCTTACCAACTGGAGCATCGTTCTCAGCATAAACAAAAAAAATGAATAACTAATATTTATTAGTATAAAAGGGAAAATAAAAAAATGGCAGAAGTATTAGAATTTAACGAAATGATGTTCACCAACTTCGAACCGAAGATGAAGAACAGGTATATAATGGAGATTGATGGAATTCAATCATACCTTATAAAAGCTGCAAGTAGACCTTCGATAAACTTTGAGACGGTGAAATTAGACCACATCAACACTTATAGAAAACTACAAGGTAAGGGAGAATGGCAAGACATTACAATAACAATGTATGACCCAATCGTACCTTCAGGCGCTCAACAAGTGATGGAATGGGTTCGTTTAGGATATGAATCGTTAACAGGTAGAAAAGGATATGCAGATTTCTATAAAAAAGATATAGATTTCTATATGTTAGGACCTGTTGGTGATAAAATCGAACAATGGAAGTTGAAAGGTGCATTTATTACATCTGCAAACTTTAACGATTTATCATTTGATTCTAATGACCCAGCTGATATCGAATTAACCCTTTCTTACGATTACGCAATATTGGAATTTTAAGATATTATTTACTACTATCTATATTTTGAAAAGGTTCTCTTAGTGAGAACCTTTTTTATTTTATAACTTTTTGTTTTCGATATACTTATATATACAACTAATAAAGGTTAAATATGAGCGAAAATAAATTTGAATTCCCAACTGAGGTAATTGATTTACCATCTAAAGGTTTGGGATACCCAGAAGGACATCCCCTAAAAAAAGGAAATATTGAAATTAAGTATATGACTGCAAGAGAAGAAGATATTCTTGCATCTCAATCCTTAATTAGAAAGGGTGTAGTATTAGATAAGTTGTTTGAATCAGTAGTTGTAGAACCAAATGTTAATATCAATGATATTTTTATTGGAGATAAGAACGCTATTCTATTAGCAACTAGAGTATTAGGTTATGGTGCAGAATACAAAGTAGAGATAACTGACCCATCTACATTAGAAGAGCAAGAAGTAATTATTGACTTATCTAAAGTAAAAACCAAAGATTTTAATGAGGAATTACTAAATTCTGAAAATCTTTATAAATTTAAATTACCAAGAAGTGGAACTGAATTAGAGTTTAAACTTTTAACACATGGTGATGAATTAGAAATTACAAAAGAAAACCAAGCACTGGCTAGATTATATAAAGGAAAGGGAGATTCTACATTTGATGTAACCACTCGTTTAAAGTATATGATTCAATCAGTAGATGGTAATAAAGATAGAGGGTATATTACTAAGTGGGTACAAAACTCATTCTTAGCATTAGATACTAAAGCATTTAGAAAATACGTTAAGGAAATCAGTCCAGATATGGATTTAAAGTTTAACTTCACTTCGGAGTTAACGGGTGAGGAGGAGGCACTCGATATTCCCTTTGGGGCCGGGTTTTTTTACCCTGCCGAGTAACTACTCAATTCAACTTCATGACCAAATTTGGGAAATGGTTAACTTCGGTAATGGTTTTACTTGGAGAGATGTTTACTTCATGCCAATACAATGGAGAAAGTTCTATTTCAAGAAGTTGATAGATTTAAAGAAAAAAGAATCAGACCAAATGAAAAAGGCTGAAAGACAATCAAAAGTAAGGGTTAGAAAATAATCCTTACTTTTTTTTTATCCAATATTTATAATAGTATAAAAGTATAAACACATTACTCATGGGAAAAAACAAAACAAACGAAGGTTTATTTGGAGCAGCAAAGAAGTTTTCAGATGCATTCTTTGATGGTTTATCTAAAAACGCATCTAATAGAATGATTCAAAAAGCTAGAAAGGCTGGATTACCAAAAGATGCTATCGATGTAATGAATAATATCCAAAAAGAAAAAGATTATTTAGATTCATTACTTAAAAAATATGAGAATTAATATTTGTTAAACAAAAATGGCAGATAATACTGAGTTAAAGACTAGACTTCAATTACTGAATGAAATTGAGGATAAAAATAACCGAATTGAAGCGGCCATAAAAAACTCTGCCTTAAATCAAGATTTATTAAACAGATATACAGATTTACAAAAATCTAAAAACAAAGAACTTATATCTCAATTAAAAATTGTAAACAAAACACGTTTAGAAGGATTATCACAAGCCGAATCTTCATTATCTTCAATAGGTTCAATGTACGATAATATTACTAATTTAGAAAAAGATAGAATACTTAACACTCTTAAAGTTGGAGATTTAACAGATACCCAATTAAAGGCATTTGATGAAATGGCATCTATAAACCAAAAGATATCTCAATTAGGTAGAGATGATATTGCACAAAGAGCTTTATTGGTAGATGAATATAAGGAACAAGCAAAATTAGCAGGAGATTTAAATGATGAAGGAAAAGCTGTACTAGCTAACCTTACTCAGCAAAATACGTTAGCATTAGAACATAGTTCTTTAACTAAAAAACAAAAAGAATTTCTTCAAAAACAACTTAATGTTTATGAAGGTATAAAAGATACAATCGGTGGGATATTAGAAACTGCATCATTACTTACATCAACTGTTGGTGGGGTATTGGGTAGTGCACTTATTGGAGCTGGTGTAGCCGGAAAAAAATTATTAGATACATCATATCAATTAGGTGGTTCACTTTTAGATACATCTAATATATCAACAACATTATTTGGAACTGTATTCGAAGATGCAGTCGGAACTACTAAATCTCTTTCAAAAGAATTTGGTGGATTAAGTGATGTATCTTTAACAACTCAATTCAGAACAAATGTAATAGCTAAGAATTTAGGTATAGGTGCATCTGAAGCAGCAGCCCTAACAGGTCAATTTGCTCGTTTAAATGATGGTTCTGCCTCAACTGCACAAAATTTAATACAACAAACTAAAAACTTAGCACAACAAAATGGATTAGTTCCAGCTGATGTAATGGCTGATGTGGCTAATTCAGCAGAAGCGTTTGCACTATTTGGAAAAGATGGTGGTACTAACATTGCTGAAGCTGCAGTTGCTGCTGGTAAGTTGGGTGTTTCAATGTCTCAAATTAGTGGTATCGCTGATAACCTTTTAGATTTCGAATCATCTATTAATGCAGAACTTCAGTTAGGTGCTATGTTAGGTAAAAATATCAATTTAGATAGAGCCAGAGCATTAGCATATGAAGGTGACTTAGGTGGTATGGTTAGAGAAACATTATCATCATTAGGTGGTATTGAAGAATTCAATAAAATGGATGTATTCCAAAAAAGAGAAGTTGCCAAGTTATTAGGTGTATCTGCTGATGAATTCCAAAAGATGGCAGCCAACGCTGATAAATTAGGTAAAAATGGAGAAGTAATACCAACTCAATACGAAGCAACCTTAAACACTATGAAGGCGTTTGGTTCACAAATCTTTAGTGGGATTCAAGGATTAGGTAGTATGGCTGTTGCTGCTGGACAAATGGGTTTCAGCTTAAAAGATGGTTTATCATCTATGAAAGGAATGGGTGGTTTAGGTGGAAAGATTGGAAAAATATTTAGTAAAGGAGCTCCAACTATGGATGGTCCACTAACTAAGGCTGGTAAACCTGATATGAGATTTAACTCTAATAAAGGGTTAGGAAAAATGTCTAAAGGTGGAGGAATGGGTGGAATGATGAAAGGTATGGGTGCCGGAATGAAAGGTATGGCTAAAGGCTTCGCTGCATTTGCTAATCCAGCAACTCTATTAGGACTAGCAGCAATTACTGCAGGAATTATAGGTATTGGGTATGCATTAAGAATAGCTGCACCTGGAATTGAATCACTTGGTAAAGCAATTGGTTCTATTGTAGAATCGATAGGTAATGCAGTAAAAACAATTATAGGTGGATTGGGTGATTTCTTTATGAAAGTAGCATCAGTAGCAACTCCAGAACTTGCATTATCTGTTTTAGGATTAGCTGGTGGGTTTTATGCCTTGACTGGTTCATTGGCAGCATTTGCAATTGCTGGAATAGCCGCAATACCTGCTATGTTAGCAGTTAGTGCTTTTGGAGCAGCAAGTGGACTTTTAGATTTAGGTGGAGATAGTGGTAGTAGTGGGGATTCTGATTTAATAAATGAAATTAAAGGATTAAGAGATGATTTAATTAGTGGTAAAGTTGGAGTTTATTTAGATGGAAAAAAAGTAGCTGCTTCGGTTGCTAGAGTTTCAAACGCTAATTCATTTAACTTATATAGTAATTAAATTATGCCAACATTAGAACAATTATTTAAAAATAGACAACTTCCCTCACAAGGTGGAAAGACTGCAGAAGAGGCATACGATATTAGAAATTCAAAAGATATTCGTATTTCAGCAGCAGACCCTTTTGTGAATACAGTTGGTATGTCTTTAGCTAGATTATCCAGAAAAACAATAGGTGCTAAAGGAAGTGAAACTTTATTAGAAGAAGAATTAACAGGTGCTAGAATTATTAGAACGGCATCAATGCCATTTATATATGGTAGTGAATTACCAAGATTAACACTTAGGAGTACTACACTTTTGGATACAATGAGAGAAGCTTCACTCAAAGGTACTGGAGAAGCTGGAACCGTAGGTGGTGGTGGATTATTAGGTGGTCTTATCAAAAAAGGTAGAGATGCGGTACTTAATAGTAAATTCTTAGGAATTCCACAAACAATAATACCAACCAAAGTAGTAACTGATGAAAGGATTAAGAAAATTTTAAAAAGCGGTGAAATTCAAAAAAATTATCTACAAACTTTAAAAGATGTAAAAGATGATGGTACTGGGAAACCATTAGGTCAATTTCTAAAAGGACTTGGTGGTGGTAATATAAAAGATATAGGAAAACAAGCATTAGGTAGTGCAATAAAATTAGGAAAAGATAAGTTAAGAGGGGCATTATTTGGAGGAGCTGGTACAACTGGATTCAATGGAGCATCATTAGCAGGCCTTAAAAATACAACAACAAATTATGGTAGTATTAATAATGCTACTGGTGTAACAATTGGAAATGCTGATAAAAATGGTATAATAGATGTAAAGGGTTTAATGTATTCTAAAACATTTAATTTAAAATTACCACCAAAGGTAGAAATACCAATGTGGGGTATTGATTTAGATGGAGTTAACTCAAAGGGTACAGATACAAGAGTTGGTTTAGATAACAATAAACAAAATGACCCAAATCCTAACAAACTTGATTTTGTTGATATATCCGATGAAGGTGGTTTAGGTGGAAGATACTCAAAAGCTCTAAAAGACTTAGATACACCAAATAAGATATTATTCAGTTCAAATCCTGATAGAAAGGGTAAATCATTTGCAAGTAAGATTAAAACACCAATAACAAAGGATGATTTTATAGAAAAACGAAGAGGGATGACTCAGATATTTGATGTGGTTAATTCTCAAAATGTTTACGAAGGTGAAAGTAAAATCTTAGGTCCAAATGATAATTTAGATGATAAAGATTTTGTAACACTTAAATTTACATCTCTTGGTACAGTAAACGGAAAACTACGTTCAGCAAATTTCAGAGCAACCATAAGTGGATTATCAGAAACATTCTCCCCATCTTGGGATAGTGCTAAGTTTATCGGAAGTCCATTTAGTTATTATACATATGGTGGAATTGAAAGAAGTGTAACTTTTAATTTTAAAGTTTATTCTATGAATGCATTGGAACATAAGATTGGTTGGGATAAATTAAATTTCTTATCAGGATTGGTTTATCCAGCTGATTATTATGGAAACTCTGCCGTAAAAGCACCTATAATTAAATTTACATTAGGTGATATGTATGACAAGAAAGCAAGTTTTATTGAATCACTATCATATAGTATTGATGATAATACCCCTTGGAATATAACTAATAAAGAAAAAACAGTATTATCTAACATATTTGGAACTGCAACTGGTACACCTGAATCAGCTGAGATAGATATGAAAGGATATCGATTACCTACAATCGTTGATGTTTCAATAACTATAAAGTTTATTGAAAATAGAAAGGAAACTGGTACGGAAGCTGGTAGAAGTTTTTATAAATTTACACCACAAAGTTAATAAATTATGGCAAGTAGATATCAAAATAATGAAAGCAAAAAAGTAAATGATGGAAGAACAGTATATCGTTCAAAGATATATCCTGAGATTCCATTAAGAGATGGTGATATTTATGTGGCTAGTGAAACTGGTGATAGATTAGATACACTTGCTTATCAATATTATGATGATTCATCTCTTTGGTGGATTATAGCATCTGCTAATAATATACACAATGCCCCATTCGGTTTGAAAGATGGAACAATTTTAAGAATACCTCAGAATTTTATAGAAATAAACAACAATTTTACAAAATAAGTTATGTCATCATTTCCAAATTTTTCAAATTTCCAGCAATTTGTTAGGACTGCATTAAATAACAGAAAAGGAAAGCCTGAGAAAATATCTAAGTTGAATCCTTTTGTTAGATTAGTTTCTGGTGGTACAAAAGATGGTTCGGTTGGGTTAGTTTTAGATTCAAATCCTAATACTAAATTATTTCAAGCAGCAGGAACTACATATGGTTCTTCTACAACATCTGGGGTAATTGGAAAAACTTGGTCTGGTGGTTCTGTTAATGCAGGAACTGGTCAAGGTTATAGACCTTCTCCTATCGTAACATCTTTGGAAGTTGATGAGGCCTCTGGTGCATTATCAAGAAAGGCAACATTTTCCATAACTTGTTTTACTAAAGAGCAAATGGAAACCATATCTCAATATTTTTTAGAACCTGGTTTTTCTATTTTTATTGAATGGGGATGGAATACAGCTGCTGGTGTTGGTGGTATTGTAAACCCAATATCGGCATCTGCAATTGCAAAATATCAATCTTCAAGTAATAGAAATGAAAAAAGAAAAAAATCTGGTGGTGAATATGATAATTATTTGGGATTTATAACTGGTGGTTCCGTTGCTATGGATGGTGATAAATGGATTATTACTACAAATTGTACTGGATATACTGAATTACCTACTTATTTATTAACTACTGAAACAGGAGAACAAAAAGATGGTGATATTGGTGTAATTACTACCGCAGAACCATTTGGGTTAAATTATATAGGTGAATCTAAATTTCTATCAGACCAACGATTTATGACAATGTTTAATCAATTGCCACAAACAAGACAAACATTGGCAGTAAAAAATTTAAGAACTAAATTTTCAGCTGATAATTCATATCTTATAAATTTTGATGAAGAAGTACAAGAAGAGTTAAATGATGAAACGGATGGATTTACTTTATTTGGTATAAATCTTAAAAAAGGAAAAATGACTGTTGGTGGAAATAAAGTTAAATTTCCTGCAGGCACTAAAATTACAAGTTCTGAAAGATTTATAAGATTTGATGGTTTAATGGATATTATTTATGAAATAGGAATTGCTGGATACGAATTACCAGATGGTAAAGTGATAAAATTTGAATTAGATTATAAAGATACACTATGTTCATCTTTTGAACAAATATATAGTACTGATTCATCCAAATTATTTATACCAAATTCAAAAACTCCTAAATTTAATATATCTGCTATTACAGCAGGTAGTGGTAAACCACTAACTACAGCTGAATTAATTAATCCTGCGGATTCAACAGTTAATAATGAAGTAGGTGGTGGTGGAAGCAATGGTAAAATAAGATTTCCAGAAAAGAATAAAAGAACATTTACAGCTACTAATGGAACCAAAATTACAAAAGAATCAGGGCAAGCTGGGTATTTAAAAAATCTATATGTAAATTTTGATTTTGCAAAAAAAATATTAGAAACTAAAAAATTCTATTTAAAAGATGCTATATACCAAATTCTTAATGGTATGTCATCTGCTGTGAATGGTATGTGGAATTTTCAAATAGAAGAAACAGAATGTAAACAATCGGATGGTAGTTCTCTAAATACTCTTAAAATATGGGAAACTAATTTGATTACTGATGGTATTCAAACCCCAAACTATAAATTTCAAATGATTGGAGAAAAATCCATATTTATTGATGCATCTTTTGATTTGGATATTAGTGGGGCTAAAATGAATCAAGTTATAGGTTCAAAATTAGCATCTGACAGAAAATTAAATACAGATAATGCCCCATTGTTATTCCAAGGAGGATTAACTGATAAGTTGGGAATAAAAATAAAAGTTAAAAATGTAGATAATACAACAGGCTCTACAACTACCGACAAAGACCAGCAAGATTTGGCAGAAACAAATTTAAATATTATGTTAGGTAAGTCTCATTTTTATCCAAAAGTGAATTTACAGGATAGCTCAAATTATAGTCAAGATTTATTCGAACTTTGTTATTTAGGTGCGTTTCATGATTCAAATATATTTAGTGCTTTTAAAAGTGGTAATGATGAATTAAAAAAGAAAGAAAAGGCTTCACCACTTATGCCCATTAATTTTTCATTTACTATACATGGTATTAGTGGTATTAGGAGGGGTGATATGTTTAAAGTAAATGGAATACCAACAATTTACGAAAATGGGTTTTTTCAAGTTCTTTCAGTAAAACATACGTTAGAAGGTATGAGTTGGAAAACCGAAGTAACTGGAGGATATAGAAACAATAAGTAATATGAATATAGATAGATATAAACAAATAGCTGGGTCTGATACTGATTTTAAAAAAATAAATATTGTATCTTTTATACCATCTCCAGAAAAAGAAGATTTTAAAAGGGGTTATATAACACGCTACTTTTTGATAAAATCTAATGATTCTAATGGTATCATATATGAAATAAGAAAAAAATCAACATCAAAATTTTCAAACAACCCATTTTATTTGACTGTATCTTTGGATTGGAGAATAACTGGAGACCCTATCGATATTAAGAAATCCAATATAGCATCTTTACGAATAGCATCTAAGACTATTCCTAAGATTTCATTATACTTACCAAATCTTTTACAATTTCATAAGAAATAATTTGGTTATTCCAATTATTTTTCTTATATTTGTTAGATGGTTGTAGTAGAATCTAATAAAGAGATAGAACATTTCATGCAAATGTGGGAGAATAATCCTTCCATAGTTGTACCGATATGGTGTGATTTGGAAAAACATCCAATGAACAATAACCTTGCGTTCTTATTCGTAAGGGTGGAAAAAACTGACTTTATTCTCATATACAATCATATTGATGGGAAATCTCATCATTTAGACCTCTCAACCTCCACACAACCAAAATGGGTATGGAATAAGAAGGGTTTACTACAAACTGATACAAATATACAAAATATTTTTGATATATCCAATTATAACTTCTTTGAAGGTGGTAAAATTATACCCGATGAGGTACAAAATCAATCATTTATATCACATTATACCCGAATGGGTATACGAGAGAATTTAGGAAAGATAGCACCTTTGATGAAATGGAGTGAGTATCTTAAATCATTTATAAGTAAGTTTAATCTTCCTACTCCTTCTAAAAGTTGGATTGATGATACGATGATTCCCCTTCTCTCAGATATAGAACGTTTTGGGGTTCGGGTCGATGAGAAAAAATTTATTGATAGGTATCCTCAAGCTACTAAACATCTTAAAGATAACATTCTTTATACCGAATACAACCCATACACCATTACATCCCGTCCATCTAATAGGTTTGGTGGAATCAATTTCTCAGCTTTGAATAAGAAAGATGGAACGAGAGAAGTATTTATCCCAAAAGAGAATCACATATTCCTTCAAATGGATTATGATGCATATCACCCCCGTATCATTGGTAAGTTGATTAAATACGATTTACCCGATACATCGGTACACCAATGGTTAGCTGACCAATACGAAGTTGAGTATGGTGAGGGTAAAGGAATTACATTCCAATTACTATATGGTGGTATACCTGAGGAGTTTGACTCTATTCCTTATTATAAGAAGGTTAGAGAGTTTATTGAGAAATTATGGAGTAAGAGTAGTGAAGTGGGATATCTTCAAACACAACATAGGAGAATCCCTCTGAGTAGTATAGAAGGATTGAATCCGCAGAAGTTATTTAATTATTTACTACAAGCGACTGAAACTGAGTTAAATATGGGTATAATGAAAAAAGTTGTAGAGTTTATTAAAGAAACAAAAATTGAACTTACTCTTTATACTTATGATTCATTCTTATTTAGTTATCCATCTGATACTCCTAAAGAACATGCTCTAAAACTGAAAGAGATAGTAGAATCGTTTGGGTTTCCTATAAACGCTGATTGGGGAACGGATTACTCAAAAATTTAATATTTATAGGATATAGGAAGAATTACACTATGGAGAAAAACGAATTAATCAAAGAATTACTATCTGAGTTATCTTATCGTTCTAACGAAGGATACCCTATGTTAGATAATAGAGAACAAATATCTATTCTAGCTGAGATATTGGATGAGTGGGGATATACCGAAATCAAAAACGAATTAATTGAAAATCTTTTAGAAGTAGATAAAGAAACATTTACTGCTACAAAGAAAGATACAGGTGAAACATCGGTATTCAAAACAAAAGATAGTAGAGATTCGGCTATTGAAAAGGGAACTCATGCCAAGAAAGAAGATTCTGGAGAAAATGATTCTAAAGAAAAACCAAAAACAGCTGTAAGTCCAGGTACTCCTTCTGGTGATTCTTATAATGATTCACTATCTGATAATGACCCAGCTAAAATTAAAAAACCTAAAAAAGAATCTAAAGGAAACGGATATACTGGTTCTAAGAATAAAACACTAACAAAAGTAAATCCTATCGAATCTAAAAATTATCAAATGGAATTAGAACCAAATGATGATGTTTTTGAAGAAAAAAATAAAAATAATGCAAATCCAACTCCACCTGAACCATTAAAATTAGATGGATTTATTAAAAATCCAAAATTTCCAAAAAGGTATGTTAAGGTTTTAGAACGAATGGTAAATTCCAAAATAACATCTGAAACAGCTAAATGGACACACTTCTCTGATATTGAAGGGGGAGCTGGTAAGATATCAGCACAAGCTGGTGAACTTATGACTATGATGGGTTCAACAATGAGTGATGATGAGTGGAATAAATTTTCGGAAGCACTACTTAACTATGAAACGGAATTAAAAAATAATCACAAAGATGTTTTTATGAAGAAAAACAAAAAAGGTGGTTATGTTGATAATCCAGGTTCTCGTATTATAGATAAGAGTTGGATAAAGGCAGCTACTCAAAGTAGAAAAGCAATCAATGATAGATTAGAAAAACAATATGGTGAGGGAACTACAATTGTAGCTAGTTCATGGGATGCTGAAGGTGAAGCTGAATCTATGGGAATACAAGATTACAAAAAAAATAAAGGTTTTTCAACTGATATGTATCTTAGAGTTAGAAAACCAAATGGTGAAGAAGTATTAGATGAAATTTCACTTAAAAAATCTAAAGATGTAAATTTCCTAAACTCTGGAGCTGGTCAATTTAAAGATTGGTTAGGGGATGATTTACCAGATGAGATAAATCAAAGTGTTTACAAAGAAAATCAGAGAGAAAGTATATCAACTACTGGTGAAGGTATAAAATCTGATATAGAATCTTTATTAAAAGATAATCCCGAAAAAGCTAAAGAATTACAAAAGGTATTCAAAGCCAAAGGTTTAGATTTTAATAAAGCATTGGATAACTTACAAAATGGTAAGGGTGATTATAGAAAAAGTTCATCCGTTGTTATGGCATCAATAAAAGCTGTTGCTGATTGGCCGAGTTGGGGTAAGAGAAATGATAAAGGACCTAATACAACTGGTAATATGATAGCCCAACAATATCTAAGAGAAGCATCAGAAAAACAAACTAAATTTATAGAAGCATCTATAAAATCACTTTCTGAGAATCCTAAGATGAAAGAAGGAATGATGACATCTATAAGAGAAGAGTTTCCACTAAAAGCAGTATCTGAAGGTGAAGAAACTATGGCAATAGGTGATATGTCATTAGATAAAGATACGATGATAGAAATATTTGGAACATCTAACTATGATAATATAAAAGAGAAATTAGTTTCAGAACCAGGACCACCACCATTTTTAGGGTATCGAGCTGATATAGGAGGTGATGTAATTCCAATAGCAGAAGTTAGTGTAAGGGAAGATGGAGTAGGATATGGAGGTCAGATTAAATTTGAAATGAAATTAGATAAACGATTTGCTAAAAGATTGAATGATGCAACTTCTAAAGTTTATTCCAAATAAAACATCCCAAATTAATTATTTGATATTTATAGGTAATTGATTAACAGAGAAACAAATTTATGAAAACACAACTATTGTGTACATTTACTTCTAAGGATACTTTACAAAAGACTCTACAAGATATTAGAGAGACTTATGTGATAGTATATAACTATATCTACATACTTCAAAACAAGGCAAATTTGGATGAATTGTATGTTACCTATAACATCAATACGGAGTTTAAACCTCCGCATCCTTTAGAAGATACTATACTAATACACAGAAAAAAAGAGTCAAATACCTTATATACCATCAACGCACTAAACCAATTAGTCAGAGAAGAAAATGGTGGTGTATTAGATAAAACATTTATCATTGATTGGCAAAAATTTAGAAATTCAATAATACTTACAAATACTGAGGGTACTAAGCGTATTCAAACTCGTATCTTTGAGGTTATCGAATTTAATCAAAAATAAAAAATAAGAAATGGCAAAATTCACAAGAGAACAAATCGAAGAAGCATTAAATTGTAATGGGTATAAATACTTTACAAGTGATAAGGGATATGATGTTAACATCGTTGGTATTAGAAATTCCGATACATATGGTGAAGTAACAAATAAATTTGATGATACTCTTACAATATCTTATAAAGATTTGGAAGGAAAGTGGATTTATAATGAATATAAAGCAACAACTGATCCTGGTTCTCATTGGGAAAAGAACTTATTGAATAAAGATGGTGTTGCAATTCTAAAGCCAGGTCAATATAGAGGTTCACACAAACTTGGATTACACCAAGGTAAATATGAGGCACTAAGACAGAAATCACCTGTTAAAGTTTATAGAGATAATAACAAAGATGGTAAATATGATATGATTGAAGAGAATGTACATGAAGGTATATTTGGAATCAACATTCATAAGGCTGGAAAGTTTGTAAATGGTTCAACACAGATTGATAAATGGTCTGCTGGTTGTCAAGTATTCTCTAAGGAATCGGATTTCAACGAATTTATGGAAATTTGTAGAAAGGCTAGAGATATATGGGGAAACTCTTTCACATATACGTTGATAGAATCCAACGATATTTCGTAAAAAAAATAAAAAGTTATGACAATCACCTTATCAGGACAAATTGCCGCAGGAAATATAGGTAGTGAATTTGGAAGAACATATTCATCATATATGTCTATGTGGGATGCTAGAAATGGTAGATATGGTTCTATCAACAATCAATCCGCCAGAAATCCTAGAAATAATATTTCTAAAACAAACAGTGGGTACGCATTTTCAGATTGGTATGGATATAGGCATAATGCAAGACAAGCTTCAATAGGATTGAAGCAACGAGAAAGTAGGGCAGATGCTGATACTAGAGCTTGGGAATTTAGATATGATGGAACTGCTTTAGCTCAAAATTGGCAATGGGGAACTACAAGTATAAGGAATTGGTTTTATGTTCCATTTGGTAATAGAATAGATGTTTATTTTGATAATAGTATAAGTTGGGGTTCTAGTTGGACAACAGCTGATAGACGAATATATTCAAATCAAAGAGGATATTTATTAAACGTTTCCGAACCTGCAAGAACTTATAGAAATTATAGTGGTTTATATGTTCAATCATCAGAACAAATTACTATTTTCAATAACAGTTAAAAAAAGTTATTATGGCAAATTATTATTTTAAAGATAGAGATTCTTATTTTAAATTAGTAGATGAAACACATGAAATAATTTGTGTAACTACTAATTTTACAAATAAATGTATAGCAATAACCTTTGATGAAACTGGTGGGTATGATAATATGAGAGATGCATTTACTGATGGTGCTGCTGATGTTATATCCGAAGAACTCTTTGAGGTAAAAAGAGATGAAGTAAAAGATTATATAAATGAAAATCTATAAAAATGGGTAATTGGTTTGTAAAATCTTTTGATAACTACTTTAAGTTTATAGATGATGATTCATCTATGATTGTACTAACATCAGCTAGTTTGGATGGAAGTGGGAGTGATATGGTTATTTCATTCAATCATTTATCAGAAAGTTTACCTAAATACGAAGGTATCAGAGATTCTCTTATATCATCATCATTCTTTACATCATCATATACAGGTTCATCGGAGCCAGTACCACAAATTATTAGTGAATCCCTTTGGGAAGAAAAGAAAACAGAATTAAAAAGTTACATAATAAATAGTTTATAAATGAAAATAGTTATAGCGGGTGGAGGAACTGCTGGTTGGTTATCAGCATTATTCCTAGCCAAACAAAATTTACACAGAGATATTCCAGCTTACGATGTTACTCTTATAGAGAGTGATGATATTCCAATTATAGGAGCTGGTGAAGGTTCAACTGGAGTACTACAAAAAGTACTTCTATCTACTTTAAGAGAATTGGAAGGATTTGGAGAACAAGAGTTTTTTGAAAATTGCAATACAACATTTAAATTAGGAATCGATTGTATTGATTGGAATGGGGTAGGTGATAGATTCTTTGCATCCTTATCAGGAACACAAACTTCAGAATGGCCATTGGATAGAGATTTTACGATTTGTTCAAAATACGGAAACTCTGCAGAATCTAGTCCTAACAAATATCTTTGGGAAAAAAATCTAACACCATTTTTAAAAACTCAAAATAACGATAGCTACGAAACTGGATATGCATATCACTTTGATGCACATAAAGTGGGTGAGTGGTTTAAGAAGATTGCATTGGAAAATGGAATCAAATTACAAAAAGGTACAATAACCGATACTAAGTTAAATTCAAAAAATGGTGAATTGGATAAAGTAATACTTTCCGATGGAACTGAAATAGAATCTGATTTTTGGATTGATTGTACTGGATTCAATAGAGTACTGAGTAAATCAGTTGGTTCAGAATGGGTTTCATATTCAGAATATCTACCAATCAACTCAGCATTAGTTTATTCACACCAATATGAAGAAGGTGAAGAAATATCACCTGCAACAACTGCATGGGCAATGCCAAATGGTTGGATGTGGCAAATTCCAACTCAAGAAAGATTAGGATGTGGATATTGTTATTCTGATAAGTTTGTATCTGAGGAACAAGCTCTGAAAGAACTACAAGAAGTTACTGGTAGAAAGATAACACCTCTTAGAACTATTAAGTTCGATAGTGGTAGGTTGAAAGAAGTTTGGAAAAAGAATGTACTTTCAATAGGATTATCATCTTCCTTCTTAGAACCATTAGAAGCAACATCAATACATTCATCCATAATTCAGTTAGTACAACTAACACAACATCACTTATCACCTTACAAAGAGGATATGATGAGAGAATCAAACATCAAAGCAAATAACGAACACTTTAATATGATGTTAGATGAATTCAGAGCTTTGATTCAAATACACTATATTACAAAAAGAGATGATACTCCATTTTGGAAATATGTACATAATGATTTAAAGAGAGACCCATTAGTTGAAAGAATTTTAGAGATATGTGAATATAGAGTTCCAAACGCTAATGATTTCCCACATTACAATGGTTCAGCTGGTTGGGGTGTGTTTAATTGGATATTGGGTGGAAATGACTTAATCAGTAAAGATGCATTAGATAAATCCCTAAATACTCATAATTTTGAAAAATCATCTGAACAAATTTACAAACATATGGTAAAACAATACACATTTGATAGTAAGCAACACTTTCCACATACTAAATTTATCAATTGGACAAAAGATTTTTCAAAAAAAGAAAAATAAATTAGGATAATTCAAATTAATTTCTTATATTTGTATTAACAAATGAGAGAAACTAAGCGATTCAAAAATAATTTAGAAAACATTTGGAATTGTGAAAAACTTTTCGTATATTTGTATAACAAATGGAGATAGACCCTCTTAAAACTGGGTTTCTTGATATTTATATAAGGTGTAGGAAAGACACTAAAATAAAACCATTAAATAAATAAACCTTTAAAATTTAAAAATTATGGCACTAGATTTAAGCGCAATCAGAGGTAGACTGAACAAACTACAAAACACTTCAAACAGAACATCTAATCTATGGAAACCAACACCTGGTAAACACCAAGTGAGAGTAGTTCCTTATAAGTTTTCTCCTGAGAATCCTTTTATTGAATTATTTTTCCATTACAACATCAACAACAAAACGTATTTGTCTCCTTCTTCTTTTGGAAGACCAGACCCTATCGTTGAGTTCGCTGAAAAGTTGAAGAGAATGGGTGATAAAGAAGATTGGAAAGCAGCTAAGAAGATGGAACCGAAATTAAGAACTTTTGTACCTGTACTTGTAAGAGGAGAGGAATCAGAAGGAGTTAAGTTTTGGGGATTCGGAAAAACTGTCTACCAAGAAATACTAGGTTACATTGCTGATCCTGATTATGGAGATATTACTGACCCTACTAATGGTAGAGATATTACTATCGAATATACATCAGCTGAAGATGCGGGAACTTCTTATCCTGTAACTACTATCCGTGTTAAACCTAATACTACTCCATTAGGAAAAGATGATACGGCAAATCAAAACTTTATTGAAACTCAAACTAATATTACTGATATCTATTCAGAATTATCTTACGATGAGTTAAAATCAGTATTAGAAGGTTGGTTAAACCCAACTGCAGATGAAGCTAATGAGAGTGTATCTCAACAAACACTTTCAACACCTTCAACTAAAGCAGCACCTGCTCCAGTAGCAGCACCTGCGGCAGCTGTAAGTACTGAAGAGAAAAAGAAAATGGATGATGTCGCATCAGCATTTGATGATTTGTTTAACGGATAATATATAATAAATGGCAAAAAAAGAAATGGATTTAGCAGCAGAACTAGCTTCTGAACTAAACAAATATAGTAAAGACCAGAAGGTTGCCTTCTTTTTAGGAGAAGATGATGCACCCACAAATGTGGATGGATGGATATCAACTGGTTGTGCTATGTTAGATGTAGCCATTTCGAATCGCCCTTATGGTGGACTTCCTGTTGGAAGGATTACTGAAGTAACTGGTTTAGAACAAAGTGGAAAATCATTAGTATCTGCTCACCTCCTTGCTGAAACACAAAGGCAAGGTGGTGTTGCGGTTCTAATAGATACTGAAACTGCGGTAAGTAGAGAGTTCTTAGAAGCAATTGGTGTAGATGTAGCAAAACTACTTTATGTATCAGCTGATTCAGTAGAACAAATTTTCGAATTTACCGAAACAATCATTGAAAAGGTAAGAACCACACAAAAAGATAAGTTAGTAACAATCGTAGTAGATTCCGTTGCAGCAGCTTCAACTAAAAAAGAGTTAGCAGCTGATTATGATAAGGATGGATACGCTACTGATAAAGCTATTATTATCTCAAAGGCGATGAGAAAGATTACCAATCTAATTGGTAGGCAAAAAATCACATTAGTATTTACTAATCAACTTAGACAGAAGATGAATGCTATGTTTGGTGACCCTTGGACTACTTCTGGAGGAAAAGCTCTTGCGTTTCACGCATCGGTTAGACTTCGTTTGAAGAATATGGGACAAATCAAACAAAAAGTAAATGGTACTGATAAAACCATTGGTATGAAAGTTAGATGTCAGGTTATCAAAAACCGAATGGGACCACCATTAAGGTCTGCTGATTTTGAAATATTCTTTGATAGAGGAATTGATAACTTTGGTTCTTGGTTAGGTGTAATGAAGGAAAATAAATTATTAAAGCAAGCTGGAGCTTGGTACACTTACATTGATACTGATACTGGAGAAGAAATTAAATTCCAATCCAAAGATTTTATTGATATGATGGAAACTAAGGATGAGTTAAAAGAACAAATCTATAAAAAGATTTGTGAAGAAACTATCTTACAATACAAATCAGATTCTAAGGATATAGAAGCACATGAATTAGATACAGCAGGTGCAGAAGTAGTAGATTAAAATAAATAATAAGTTATGAGCAAATTAAAAGAAATGTTAAAGACATCTGCTTCGGCAGATAAGGCAAAAGCCCTTCTTACATTGGAGTTGTTAGAGAAACATCCCGCAGGAATCGGAGACCATTCAACTGGTGATTTCTATGAGAATGCAGAATCGGCACTTCAAATGTTAGTTGATGCAGATGATAGATTAGAAGCAATTGAAAAGTATTTCGGTGAATCTAATAATATTAACTACACAACTACAACTACATAATGAAAGGACTCTACAAAGATATCCTCAGCGAAGTAAGTGAGGAACATAAGACTAATCATCTTCGTGAAAGGAATAGTAGGGTTATGATTATTGATGGA